TAGAAAACGCACACGGGAGAAAAGGGTTGACGCCTTTATCCTACCTCGCATACCATTGTATGTGCTGACCGCATGTCAGGAATGAGGCTCCGTCTGAGCATATTCGCAGGTAGACCCTTGGAGAGCGATTGTCTCTCCCTAAAGGGGAAGTCTACCTGAATTTCACCATCTGAGCATATTAGGAGAAGCTAGTGATGACAAGAGAATTGTTTGAGTTATGGATGAAGCAGAATGGGTACAGCGATATCAATGACTGGAACTATCAAGAGAATGGTCATGGTGTGGTTTACTGGATCAGGAACGATGAGACAAAAAGGTTTGCATTAATTTCTGAACAAGGGTATGGTAGGCACGGTAAACGCTATCAAGTGCTGGTAAGCGACTTTAATGACTTTGGTTGTCTTGTAGGAGAAAGCGAATATGAAGCTGTTCAAGCGAAAGAAGAAAGAATCTGAATGGTTGAAAGGATTCATGAATGCTCAGAAAATGTACAACACGTATGAGCTTATCATCTGCCCATTTGACGTAATCACTGGTAAGCAAAAAGAGTTGACACTAGGTGATGAAAAATGGATACTACAAAGCTTGAGCGATGATTACTATATCTATGCTAATCACAATCGTGAATACGTAAATGGTTTCATGGATTTCGTTTGGAACAAAACACTTCGTGTAGCTGAAAAGGGGAAATGTAAGTGAAGAACTTTTTGTACATTGCACGCTTGACAATGAAAGATGAAGAGGGTAGACTTCTTCGCAAGCTTGGGAGACACCCTAGCCTCACTAAAGCATGTGAGTATGCTTATGAGAAATTTGGTAAGACGAAGGTATCGTCTGTCATGATTTCAAAGAAAGAACTAGACAAAAGGAGAAATAAATGAGTTGGATTATCGGGTATCTTGTTGGTCTTGTTGTGTGTTATATCTTTGCTCTGCTAGCTATGAAACAGCACTACCGTGAAGGTGGCAATGTTCTTCCTGATGACAGTCAAGCTGTAGTGTTATTTGCTTTCACTTGGCCAATTGGTATTCTATACTTCATCTGCTGTGATCTGATGAGTCTTACAAAGAAACTGGGTGGTAAGTAATGGCTTACCGTCAGTTAGTAAAAGGTGATAAAGTTCGTGTCGTTGACCGTGGTGTGTACCATGGAATAGACGCAACGGTGATGACTGTTGACGGCAAACTGGCACTTGTTCGGGTGGATGGTTATGACTACAAAAGGCAACAGTCTGTCGAGGATGAGGTTTATGTCATTCAGAAATACTTGATTGTTCTTGAGGATCAAACTGATACTGTATATCGTGTTCCATCCTACGGCAAGGTAAACTCTGTTGGTTCTCAATATCCTTATGAGGATGATGAAGAGTTGGAAGAGGCTTGTGGTGAATGTGAATGCTGCAAATGGCATATTGCCCAAAACTGTTAAGGAGAAATAAAATGCTTGAACAATCCCTGTTGTCTGCTGTAGTATCTCAGTTTCGTAAAAGTGGTTGGCCAGAAGAAGAGGTAGCATTCAGTTGTGATCCCGATGGTGAGGTTCGTGGTACGACCGGTATCGCATTTGACTTCTATCCAAAGATTGAAGTTCGTGAAGAGGACCGTGCTGAATATTTTGGTGATATTGTCCCGAACGTAACAAAAGAAATGTTTGAAGAAGCAATCAAAAACGCTTGACACACTGATCGCCCTACTGTATAATGGGCACACTTTAAACGAAAGGAGAAACAAAATGCGTAAATTCGGTATCCTTGCAAAGGCTTCCGCACTGGCTCTGGCTGCCGCTCTTATGGTTGGTTGCGGTCAAAAGGTTGAAGTGCCGCCGGGCTTCGTCGGTAAGATCATGACTAAAGACGGTTATCAAGAAGGTCTGATTCCAACCTCTAAACTGCGTCTACCGTTCTGTGTGAACTACTGTGATCGCATGGTTGTACTGGATGCTACTGATAAGAGCTTCATCGAACCAATGAAGATTTTCATTCCAAGTGATAAACTTGAAGTGACTCTTGATGTTCGTGCTACTCTGTCTGTTGATCCGATGAAAGCTGAATCTTTGTTCAACAAGCTTCCACAGCAGCCAGTAAACGATCAATATTCGGTTATCAATGCTGATTCGATCTACAAGACTTATGGTCAGCAGGTGTTGCAAGCTGAAGTGCGTGCTTACCTGACTCAGTACACCATTTCGGAGATTGCATCGAACAACGAAAAGATCAACTCTGATATTCAGGTGCTGCTGCAAAAGGTAATGGGTGAACGTACTCCGTTCCAAGTTCGTTACGCTGGTCTGACCAACATTCAGTTCCCACCAACCATTGTTAACGCACAGGTTGCTGCTGCTGAACGTCGTGAACAGATTCAGAAGGAAGAAGCTCAGTTGGCTGTGAGCAAGGTCCAGATGGAACGTGAACTGCAAGAGGCTCGTCTGAACCGTCAGATTGAGAAAGAGAAAGCAGAGACTGAAGCAATCAAGATCAACGCTCAGGCTCAAGCTGTCACCCCTCAAACTATTCGCATGAAAGAACTGGAAGTAGAACAACTGAAAGCTGAGAAGTGGGATGGTAAGCTGCCACAAACCGTCATGGGTTCGTCGGTTCCAATGATTATGGATATGCGTAAGTGAAAGACCATGAATTTCGTGAGTCAGTAAATGAACTGAAGAAGCTTGTAGATGTGTATGCATCTACATGCCAACTCAGAGCACACTTAGCAGTATTCCTGCTTGGTTTCAAGAATAAAGTTGAGGATTTAAAATGATTGTTTTGCTGAACATCCTGTTGCCACTGATTGTTGCTGTAACGCTGTACATCGGTTACAAGAAAAAGAAGCTGGTACAAGCGATTCTTATTTCTGTAGCAGTTGGTATTGGCTACAGTCTAGTTCAACCTTCTTACATGCCTAAAGGTACTGTGAAGGCTCTTCCGAATCCTGAATTCCATACAACTTCAAGAGAGATTCAAGATCGGATGCGTAAACCTGTACCTTCTGCCGAGCGTGATGCTCACATGAAAGAAGAGTACAAAATTGCTGATGAACGCCGTGAGCAATTCATCGAAAAACTGAAATCTGAAAAGGAGTAATAAAGAATGGGTAAAGTACATTATGAACAAGCTTCTGTTAAAGGTGTTGGTACTGAGCAATCTGCCAAACACTGGGCTATCAAAGTGAACCAGCCAAAAAGCCGCAAGCGTGGTCGTGGTTTCGTCCAAGTGAGCAAATGAGAATAACCCGCTTCGGCGGGTTTTCTTTTGAATTAACGATAAGGAGATTGACAGATGAAACGTAAACTGGTAGGATTGATTGGTGTAGTGACATTGTTGGTTGGCATGAATGTTGCAGCAGGTCCAAGGTATGAAGAGATTCGCAGACAACAAGCTATCGATTCCTGCTTGATTATTTCTGACAGTGCGTCTACACAAGCAACGATGCGTCAAATGGACATGGACAAGAAGAAGGCTATTGACTTCTACACCAAGAACGTTCAAGATAAGAAGGTTCTCCCAGCTATCCTAGATCGTCTTGACAGAGCATACGACCAACGGCAAGGTGAAGATGTGATTGAGCAGATGAAAATAGTTGCATCCTTTGCGGTAAAGGAGTATAGTGACTGTATTGAGAAATTCGAAACACCTAGAACGTACACTGTATCGATGTGAGGTGAGAAATGATTACCCGTGAACGATTTGAAGCTTACTGGAAAGACGAATTCGCTTTCGAAATGAAGCGTGGCGAAGGTCGGAACAGTTATGGATTGAAAATGGTTGATGGTGAGTATGTCAGTGACCGTGCACGGTTTGCTTTCAAGATTTGGGTAGCTGCTCAATTGGAGTCAGCTAAACGACACACAGATGATTTGATGAAGGTGGTTAAAGTATATGAGCAAGCATGAAGAATTTCTGAGCAAACTTGCAGCACTCATGGAAGAGTACAACGCTGAATTTGACCTTACCTATTATGAAAGTGGTTGTGATTGTTGCATTGGTGAGTATGAATTCAAAATTGATACAGGAAAAGGTGTTGATCGTCGCACTACTGAAATTCATAGTTCTTACATCTGTCCCTTCAGGATTAAGGATTGTGCAAAATGAGTGTTGCAAACTGGGCAATTGAAAAACTACAGAAGCATGAATTAGCTGTAGACTTCTTGATTTGTTACGTCGAAGACTGTAATTACTCACGAGTGTATTGGGGTGAAGGTGAGCATCACAAGACCTTTGAATCTGCACTGCAAGCAATGGTTAACATAAAGGAGAGCGTCTAATGAAGATACATAAGGCAATTATTGTGAGTGTTACCGCAGTTGATGATTTTACTGTCGGTAAAGAATATGAAGCTTGGGATTATGACCTTATCACTGACAAGAGTGATGTTTATGTAATCGATGACAAAGGCGAAAAGAGTGCTCTGTTCGTTGGTGAATTCGAGGTTATTCCAAACACTCATCGTGAGGTAGAAGAATGAAAGTAATTGGTCGGTTGATTGATGAAACCTCAGAAGAAGTAGGTCGTAAGTATTTCGTTGACATGTACAACATGACACCTGAAGTTTATATTGATCGATATGAGCTTGATGAGTTCACAACGGAAATCGAAGGTGTGAAAGCATTCGTTCATCTTGAGTACGATGGTGAGATTGCACACGCTATCCTGCTTGAAGATGGTGACAAAGCTGTTGTTAAAGGCGGTGGTTGTAATGGTCAACCGTTCAACACTGACGGTATGGCGTTCCTTGAAGTAGCTGAAAAGAACAAAATGTTGAAACGTCAGTTCTGTTACGACAACAGTCCATATCAACTGACAGCGGATGATGATGAGTGGTTTGAATTCTTCATTGACTATGAAGACATTGGTCATATTCAACAACACTTTGTAGAAGATATTAATACGTTGTTCGGTACAAACCTGAACTTTGATGAAATCATTTTTGTGAGGATGCTCTGATGAAACATAACCTGAATGTAGGCGACAAAGCAAAAGCAATCAAATCGTGGGTACACAATTTCGAGGATGGTGAAGTGATCTACTTCAGTCAGTACCGAGAATCTGACGGTCTGTATCTGTTCGAGAATGAAGAGGGTCATGCTCAGTTCCTGACTGAACTTGAATTTGAACTGGTCTAAGGAGAATAAATGCTAGATAGGGTAGTAAAGCATTACGTTAAAGACTACTCAGGTGAAGAAAAGATTTGCTGTCCGTTCCACATGGAGCGGACACCTTCACTTGTGCTGTATCACCATCAAGCATCGTTTTACTGTTATGGTTGCGGTGCTTCTGGTAGCCCACTCGACTTTGTTGCTTACTCTGAAGACCTTGACATTAAAGAGGACTTCAAGAAAGTAAAAGAGTTGACGATGGGTATTATGGGTATGACATACGAACAATATGTGAAGGAGAAAGCAAAATTGAGTGATGGTGTAGAAGTGATGCAGAATGACTGCCTTCCTTCAATGAGTGATGAGGAAGTGAAAGCATTTATTGCCGCTTCCCACATCGTATTGAACAACGGCACAAAGGTACATGCCTATCAAGGTATGGGTTACCGAAATATTAAAGACGAATACTTGCGTTTCTTCGGACACGTTACACGCAAGGACAAGGACGGTAACGTTCTGAGTCGTCACTATCCTGAGACGAACACCAAAGGTAAGATGGCTGGCTATAAATGCCGTAACCATCCGAAAGACTTTACCCATGGTAACGTTGGTCACACAGGTAGCAAGAACCAACTATCAGGTCAAGCACGATACCAAGGCTTTAACAAGTACCTCTTGATTGTAGGTGGTGAAGAGGATAAGGTAGCTGCTTACCAGATGCTTGAAGAGAACCGAGCCGGTAAGCCTCAAGTTGCTGAAGTACACGTTGTGTCTCCTACTTGTGGTGAAAACACCTGTGCTAAACAGGTTGCTCTGAACCGTGACTTCTGTGATCGGTATGAAAACATCATCATCGGTATGGACAACGATGAGGCTGGTAAGAAGGCTGCACAAGCTATTGCTGAGGTGTTGCCAAAGGAGAAGGTTAAGATTGCGGTATGGTCTGGTAAAGACCCAAACAAGATGCTGGATGATGGCAAACATCAACAGTTCTGCCGTGACTTCTACAACGCCCGACCACTGATTGCGTCCGGTATCAAAGAGTCTTCTGGTTTGATGGATTCTGTACGTGAAGAGCTTATGCGACCACGTATCAAACTTCCGCCACACTGGCATGAAGTAGAACGAGCAACAAAGGGCGGTTTCCTGCAAGGTCGAATCATCAATATCATTGGTGATACATCGGTAGGTAAAACAACACACATCAACGATCTGGTTTACTACTGGATGTTCAACGCACCTGAGAAGGTGGGTGTTGTATCTCTGGAAATGACAGACGGTCAGTACACAATTGACCTGTTGAGTCTACACCTTGAGAAAAACTTGATGTGGATTGGCGATGGCGAGGATATCCTTAACTATCTTGATCGTCCTGAAATCAAGGCCCTGTATGATGACCTGTTGACTCATGATGATGGTCGCCCACGGTTCTCTATTCTGGATGAACGTGATGGTGACATTAAAATGTTGGAGAAGCAGATTGAAACCCTGATTCACCAGCACGGTTGCAAGATCATTGTGGTTGACGTACTTACCGACATTCTGCGTGGTATGGACATGTCGGCACAGGAAGAGCACATGAAGTTCCAGAAACGGATTGTGAAATCTGGTGTGACGATCATCAACGTACTTCACACACGGAAACCTTCTGGTGGTAGCGATGGTTGGAAAATGCCAACAGAGTATGATGCCTTTGGTAGTTCTACGTTTGTACAGTCCGCTGCTGTGAACATTGTTATCGGTCGTGACAAAATGTCGGAAGACTCTATTGAGAAAAACCGTACATACGTTGACATGCCGAAATGTCGTGGTGGTGAAACTGGTAGCATTACATCGTTCATCTACGATGTGGTAACACGTAAAGTCATGGATTACAACGATTGGATTGCACGACAGGCATCTAGTCGGTCTGCAATTCCTGAAAGGACAGTCACTGATGATCTTCAGCATGTTCCACAAGAATATATGAACGTTCAACAGGAACAGGTGGTGCTTGACGACATGCCTCAAGTAGTGTATGATTCGCCACCTGACTCTGCTTACGATGACGTACCGTTCTAGTTTTAATCAAGGGGCTTTTGTAGCCCCTTTTGTTTTATAAGGAGAAAATATGTACGAAAAGGTTTTTGATGACTGGATTTATGACATTGAATGTTACCCTAACTGCTTTAGCCTAGCAGCAGTCTTTGCCAATGGTAAAGGTATGCGTGTCTATGAGATTTCTGATCGTCGCAATGACGTAGAGGAAATGCTTCACTTCCTACGCAACGTAGCCGTCAACAAGCACCGTATGGTGGGTTTCAACAACGTAGGATATGATTACCCTTTGCTTCATGAAATCCTCACCAAATCGAAGGTGGCGAAGGAACAGGGTCAACCGTTGAACATCACAGCTAAAGAGATTTGGGGTAAGTCACAGAAACTGTTTGAAGCGATGAAATTCAACAAGTTTGGTAGTGCTGTGCGAGCAGGTGATGTGATGCTTCCACAGGTTGACTTGTTCAAGATTTGGCACTTCGACAACAAAGCTAAAGCTACAGGTCTGAAAATCCTTGAATTCAACATGCGTTCAAAGAACATTGAAGACTTGCCATTCCCTGTCGGTACTCGTTTGAAATCGGCAGAGATTGACACTCTGATCGAGTACAACAAACATGACGTAATGGAGACTCTGAAGTTCTATCACAAGTCGATGGAAGAGATTAAGATGCGTGATACCCTGACTAAGCAATTTGGGTTTGACTGCACCAACTTCAACGACACTAAGATCGGTAAGGAACTGTTTGTACAACGTCTGGAACAAGCGAAGCCGGGTATCTGCTACAAGCAATCCCTGAAAGGTAATCGTATGGTTCGTGAAATGCAACAAACGGTTCGTGAACACATCCACTTGGGTGACTGCATCTTGCCGTACATCAAGTTTGAGCGACCAGAGTTTGAGGCAATTCGTAAGTGGTTCGCGTCTCAGACTATCACCGAAACAAACGGTGTATTCTCTGACCTTGAAGAACACCAGCTTGGCGATGTGGCGAAGTATGCCAACATGCGTGTCAAGATGAAGAAGATGAATGACCCAATCAACGGAGCTAAGAACAAGCGTTATGTACCTACAGAGGAACACATCGCCCAGTTCATGAAAGAGCACCCGATGGGTTGGGTAGAAATGGCACCATTGAAGAGTCCTAAAGGTGCTGCTTCGTATTGGTTCTGCTGGAACATTGCTGAAACGCTGAACGTAGTAATTGACGGATTCCAATATGACTTCGGTACAGGTGGTATCCATGGTTGTAAGAAGGGTGTAACAATCAGTAAAGATGGTAAACGAATCTACACGCTTGACGTTGCTTCGTACTATCCTAACCTGAGCATTCGTAACAAGATTTACCCTGAACACCTTGACATTCTGTTCTGTGATGTGTATGAAGGTCTGTTCATTGAACGACGTAGTTATGACAAGAAATCACCATTCAACAAGGCTCTCAAGCTGGCACTGAACGGTACGTATGGTGCTTCTGGTGACGAATTCAGTCCTATGTTTGATAAGAAGTTCATGATGAGTATCACCATCAACGGTCAGCTTTCCCTGTGTATGCTTATGGAAAAACTGTTGAAAGAGGTGAATGCTGAGGTTATCATGTGTAACACTGACGGTTTTGAGTTCGTTGCTGGTGAAGACCCTGAAACCAAGCTCAAGATTGAACAGCTTGTCACTGAATGGGAAACCATGACAGGTTTGGAAATGGAAGGTGCCTTGTATGACAAGATGATGGCGGCTAACGTGAACAACTACATTGCCTGTTTCTATGGTGGTGAGGTGAAACACAAAGGTGCATACGTCTTTGAAAAACTGGAATGGCATAAGAACCAATCTGCTTTGGTTGTCAAGATGGCAGCTAGTCATGAGCTATTGGGTAAGGGTAAGGCAGAAGATTTCATTCGTTCTCATGATGACCCTTACGACTTCATGCTACGTACAAAGGTTCCGCGAACCTCTAGCTTGGTGTTGGTGCAAGAGGATGGATCAGAGGTTGACTTGCAGAATATCTGCCGGTATTATCCGTCTGATGAGGGTGGTAAGCTGATTAAGATCATGCCAGCCTTGGAAGGTAAAGAGTCTGAGGGACCACGTAGGTTGGGTATTGATGCCAAGTGGAACGTCACACCGTGTAACAACATGGATGACTTCAGTTGGGGTATCAACTATGATTACTACATTGAGGAAGCTCAGAAGCTGATTGATGCTATCCTTGGTGACGTAGAGCTTTCTGACTACGGTGATGATGGTTCAGATGATTAAATAAATGTTGACAAGGGTCCACGATCTGGTAGAATGGACCCCATCAAAACAAAGGAGAAACAAATGAGGCTTCCTGAATACAAGCTTGGTGAGAAACCAGCAATCGTATACCTCGGTGCTTTGAACCACGGTATTAATATGTCAATGCAGCAAGCAATGCGTAACCCAAAGGGTTCGATCAAGCATGTTGATCTTGTAGAGCTTATGGAATTCTTCGCCGAATTATTGGCTCATGTTGACAACGAAATGAAATCCGGTAATGTTGGCAACGTCAATGAGTAACGTACAATCTAACATCAACAATCTGCGTATGGAGCTGCGTGATGCCTATGTCAAGGCTAAAAAACACTGGTAACCTTTTCACGTACAATCAGAGTGTTGCTGAAATGCTGAATGAAATCATTCACCAACTCGACAAAATTGAACTTCACTACCAAATTGAGGTATCTAACCGATGAATTCTGTACATTCTGAAGAACTTGGTGTAACCATCACAGGAAACATCATTACTCGACATAACGTCCCTGCTGAGCACTTGGGTATCCTTGGTGCTATTTATGGTCAGATTAGTGCATCGTATAATGGCGGTGAAATGTTCACAGTTAGTGCTCCAATGAACGAAGCTGACCATCGTACTTTTGCTGGGCTGATTCATCGCCTTAACAGCGAAAACAAGCTGAAAGAAAAGGTTGACACCAACTGTAAAGGTCCAGATAATGACGGACCAAAGCCAACTAACCCACGTGGTTCTGGTGGTAAGGTTGTAGAGCAAGAAAATACTTTCGCAATTGCTGCATAAAGTTGTTGACAACTGATTTACACTAGCGTATAATGCGCACCATGATCTAGTGATGGAATTGGTAGACAACGCTCTTAAAACGGGCAGCGAATAAGCTTTGGCTTGCGTGTGGGTTCGACTCCCACCTAGATCACACCATACAAACAAAGGAGAAACACAATGACTCAACAAGTACGTAAGACCCCAACCCTTGGTTCTATCGCTTCGCTGTTCACTGGTAACGCCAACCGTGTAGACCATAACAAGCTAGTTAACGATGCACTGGCTCTGTTCGATGAAGCTCAAGAAAAGATGACTTCTGCATCCAAAGCAATTGACGAACAAGTCAAGCTGGATGAGGAAGAAATCAAAGCAATCGAAAAACGCATTGCTGACCAACATCAATCGAAAGATCGCCTGACCCGCACCATTAAACGTCTGAAGGCTCTGACCGAATGAACCAGCAAGAATTTATGGGCCTGCAAAAAGGTGACCGTGTAAAAT